GTGCAACGAAAGCAAAGCCATTGCCCATTTCCAGCAAGTAACGGGTAACGTGCTTATAATTATACCATATCCGGAACCCGCATGGTAGTGCGGATAAAATCAGAGGTTCCCTAGGGTTAAACTTAACTGCTATTTTTTCTAACTATATAAATGAGTATATTTTAACACGCTATAAATCAACGGATTAATAACTATATTTATTTGTTTGCTGAAAATTTGCTGTATCAATTACCGAATAAATCCGGCTGCGTTTCGTCTAAAATACCATCCCCGTTTGCGTCCAGCGTCCGGTTATCTAATGTAAAATGAATAGGCGTAGAACCATCAAAGTATGTTTGAGTAACACCCGTTACTAAATCGCCAGTATTAAGTCCACCATTTAAGATAGCAGTAAAAGCCGTAGGGCTTTCAAAGTCTGCCGTTATTGTTAAATCCTCAACGCTGTACACATAGTTAGGGTATTCCCCGGACGTACTAACATTATTCCAGCTGCCTACCACTTTGCCACAAATGAACGGTGCGAAGTAGGTACACTTTCCGTTTTCCAAAACCACACATACCACTAAATCCATAGCGTCTGCGATGTACTGACCATCCGCAGGCACGGCAGTATCTGTTTCGTCTTTGGAGCATGAACACAGGGCGACTGCCGCCAAAATAAGTAATGCTATCTTTTTCATTTTTTCAGTATTTCTAATAACGTCTGTATCTGCCTATCTTTTTCCGCCAGCATATCCCGTACAAAACTTTCCGGCAGTGTGTTGTTATCGCTGTTTACTTTGCTGTTTACATTGTGGCTGTTTACCACAGAGGCAGAAGCCAGCGACATATCGCCCCTACCACGTAGTAGCCATTCAAGCGACATTTCCGGCAGAGCCTCAGCAATAAGTAAAATTGTACTTAACGATACTGCGGTATCGCTGTTTATCTGGTTATTTAGTGTTTTCTGATTAACCCCAAACTTTTTAGCCAAGCTGGTAGGGTTTTCGTTATACGCTTCTAAAGCGGTGCGCAGGCGGTTTTTTACTCCTATTTCGTCCATTTTTCAATTTATAAGTAAAATTCTACTCAAAATATTTGGTAAATAAGTAAAATATTACTTCCTTTGCACCAACGAACGAGTAAACAAAGTCGTTAGCGCGTAGAAAGGGCTGCCGACCTGAGTAGGCCAGCCAACCAAACCAATTTATTACCGCCACAAAGTTAGGCAGTTTTTTCTATTGCGCCAACAAACGAACCAAGTTTTTTAACTGTAAAGTATTGAAAAATGGAACAAAAGAAAGAAAAGATTACCCGCGACTGCCTACGAGCCATGAAGATAGGCGATACGGTGGTGGTAGAGTGCAAAGACGGCTACGATTTGGATAGCCAGAAAAACACCGCTTATGCGATGCAGAAAATGGAAAACTGCCGGTTTGCCTGCAAATCGGACGGACTGACATTAACCGTAACGAAACATGGTATCAGTTAAACCCGTGTGCGACCCGGATAGACGCTACAGCCAAAAGGAAGCGGCGGAACTGCTGGGCGTGGAACGCCACACAGTCAGACGCTGGGAGGTTGAGGGCTGGATACGCTTTCAAGTGCGCAAAGCGGGGCGGGCAAAATTCACTACCGGTAAGCAGATAATCAGATGCTGGGAAACTACCTATTTATAATAATTCAAAATTACGAAACATGAAAAAGGCATTTTACTATACCGTGCTTTTCGTGCTGGGCTTCATAGCCATAATCGGCATTTTCTCAGAGCCGGAGCCAGCATTAGACACGGCACGCTGGACTACTGTTTTTGTCGTATCGAAGTCCGTAGGCTTTGCCGCCGGATATATCGCGTACCGTCTGATGGTGCGCTGGGAAAAAGAGGGAAAGATAAAGTTACCCGATGATGACGAAGTTTAATAACCCAATAAATAACAGAGTTATGCAACCAATCCAAATTAACGTACAGGTTAATATCGGACTTACCAGCGAACTATTTACGCTGCTTTCGTCCGTAGTGAACCGTCCGGCGCAGTTGGCGGAACTGCCAGCAGCACCGAGGAACAAGAAACCGGCGAAGCCTCAACCGGAGCCGAAGCCGGAAGTAACCAACCAGCCGACCCCGACCGATGGCCAGGCCACAGCGGAGAAGCCGGAACCGGCACCCGAAGCCCCGGCGGAAACTGCGGAACAGGAGCCAGCACCGGAACCACAACCGCAGGCACCAGCCAAAGAGGAAACAAAGGAGTACACCGAGGTAGATGTACGGGCGGCAATGGATAGAACCCGCAAGCGTATCGAGGGTGAAAACTACAAGGAAAAAACCGACAGCGAGGGGTACAAGAAGTGGCACCGGGTTCTGACCGGATGGTTTAAGAACACGGCGGCGATGTTTGGCGCAGAAAAGCCAAGCGCATTACCCGACAGCGAAAGCCGCGCCAAATTCATAGCGTGCTGCGATGCCGTACAGGTAAAAGGTGATGAACTGGTAGAAGATTGTCCGTTTTGACCTATGGGAGCACACGCACTATTAAGCCCGTCCGCCGCGCACAGGTGGATTAACTGCACAGCCGCACCACGGCTGGAGGCGACAGTAGAGGACAGCGGCAGCAGTTATGCCGCAGAGGGAACATTAGCGCACGCCTACTGCGCTATGAAACTGAAAGAGTTTTTGGGCTACGACATTTCAGATGAGGTGGCAGAGATTAACGAGCTTAACAAGGAATACCACACGGGCGAAATGGACGAATACACCGACACGTACAAAACTATCGTGCTGGAGAAATACAACGCTGCACGCGCCACTGTGGAGGATGCGCAGCTGCTTATCGAAACACGGCTGGATTTCAGCAACTACATCCCGGACGCTTTCGGAACTGCGGACGCTATAATTATCGCTGACGGCACGATGGAGGTTATAGACTTCAAGTATGGCAAGGGCGTGAAAGTGTCCGCATACCGTAACCCCCAGATGATGATATACGCGCTGGGAGCATACGACAGGTTTAATTTCGAGTACAAAATAGACCGTGTACGCATGACGATTATACAGCCGCGTATCGACAACCTCAGTGAGTTTGAGTTATCCGTATCCGACCTGTTGGCGTGGGTAGATGAAACGCTGGTGCCGAAAGCACGTGAAGCCTACGAGGGCAACGGGGCGCAGAACCCCGGCAACTGGTGCCAGTTCTGCAAAGTGAAAAGCAAATGCCGTGCGCTTACCAAAGTCTGCACGGATGCAGTCGCCAAAGACCCGAAACTGATAAGCACCGATGAGCTTGCCAAAGACGTACTGCCGTTGATGGCTACAGTTAAGACATGGTTAGCAGGTGTAGAGGATTACGCGCTACAGCAGGCATTAAGCGGCGTACAGTTGCCCGGCTGGAAAATCGTAGAGGGGCGAAGCATACGGAAAATTACCAACCAAGACGCAGCAGCCGTGGCACTGAACAAAGCAGGCTACAAGACCACCGAGATATACAAGCCGCAGGAACTGCGCACCATTACCGAGCTGGAGAAACTGGTAGGTAAGAAACAGTTTGCCGCTATCTGTAGTGAGTATATCGAGAAGCCGCAGGGCAAACCGACACTGGCCCCAGAGAGTGACAAGCGTCCGGCGATAGACCCCGTATTAGATGATTTCAAGGACGTAAATGTTTAGCGATGCAGACAGTATTTGATTTTGTGATGCAGCACCCCTTTTGGGCATTGTATCTGGCTATCCTGCTGGGTATAGCTGTACATGGATTTAGAACGAATAAACAATAAAAACGGCCCGGCGTTCCGGGAGTGGATAAAAAGTTAAAGATATGATTACACCGATTGTAAAAGACACTAAGGTAGTGTTCGGCCCGTGCCGATTGAGTTACACACACGTATTCAGCAAGTATGCGCCGGATGGCGATACCGCTAACGGCAAGTACATGACAAACGTACTGATACCGAAAGAGGAAAAGGAAACCATAGCCGCGTTACAGCAGGCTATAGAGGCCGCAAAGAAAGCCGCCATAGTGTCGAAGTGGAGCGGCAAAGAGCCTAAGAAGCTGGATATGCCGCTGCACGATGGCGACACGGACAAAGAGGATGACACCTACGAAGGACATTTGTACGTCAACGCCAAGAGCAACACGCGCCCCGGCATTGTGGATAAGAATAAAGCCCCGATAGTGGACGAGGACGATATTTATAGCGGCGTATGGGCTATAATGTCCGTGACTTTCTACGGCTACGACAAGAACGGTAACAGGGGCGTAGCGTGCGGCCTCAACAACATTATGAAGTACAAAGACGATGAGCGTCTGGGCGGCAGGGCTTCGGCTGAAAGCGACTTTGCCGATTTGGATATGGAAGATGACGAAGATTTATAAACTGGCATGACCCACCCCGGCGGTAAGGATTAAAGGCCACGGAGCCGCCGGGGTTTTCCAAAAAAAAGAAACAAGATGTACGACTTACTTTTTAACATAGCAAAACAATGTCACACCGCAGCCACAAGGCGCGGCAAAGACACCACAGGCGTAGGCTGTATCAAGTCTTTGCGCATAGAGTTGGGCGAATACTGGAAAGCCGCCGACAGAAGCGCAGAAACACCCGAATTTGACGAGATAATAGAAAAGACGGGCAAACTATCGGACGAAGATTTTGCGGCTTACTACGAGGCTAATTTGCACAATACGGCGGCAGACGAACTGGCCGACATTCTTATAGTGGCCGCTACGTGGCTGTGGGAAGCCAAAACGGAAGCTGGCGGCAATTTCAAGCCGGAGCGGTCTATAGATGTAATGCTGCTATCCGGGGCTGTTCAGTTTGTCTGCGGACGCATGGCAGACCGGCACGACATAGAGCGTCTGCGCAAAATGGTTAATCTGAAAATGCGGTTTAACGAGTTGAGAAAGGATTAGCCGGATGCGAGAGATAGGTATAGACATAGAGACCTACAGCAGCTACGACCTTACCAAATGCGGTGTTTACCGATACGTGGAGGCCCCGGACTTTGCTATACTGCTGTTTGGCTACTGCGTTGACGGCGGCCCGGTGTCGTGCGTTGATTTGGCGCAGGGCGAACAGATACCACCCGAAGTATTTGCCGCACTGACCGACCCGGCGGTAATAAAGACAGCGTTTAACGCCGCTTTCGAGCGTGTCTGCATAGGCAGGTACTTTTTCGGCAAGCCGTTAGACCCTGCACAGTGGAAATGCACTATGGTACGCGCCGCACGCATGGGGCTACCGCTATCGCTGGAGCAATGCGGCGAAGTGCTGAGACTGGAAAACGGCAAGATGAAAGAGGGTAAGACGCTTATACGCTATTTCTCAACCCCTACCAAGGGCAAACGGCACTTACCGAGCGATGCGCCCGACCGCTGGGACGTTTTCAAGCGATACAATATCCGGGACGTTGAGGTAGAGCAACAGATATTAGCCAAAGTGCGTAGGCTGGAACCGGCTGCGTTTGACGAAAGACTGTACACGGTTGACCAGATTATCAACGACCGGGGCGTGCTGTTAGACCGGCAACTGGCTGAAAACGCTACGCGCTTTGATGATGAGTACAAAGCGCAGCTGCTGGAAGAAGCCAAAGCACTAACAGGGCTGGAAAACCCTAACAGCCCGGCGCAGATTAAAGACTGGCTGCACAGGGTTACTGGCTTTTCGGTTGACAGCTTAAATAAGAAAAATTTAGACGATTTGGAAAACCAGCTTATCTACTGGCCGAAAGCGCAAAAAGTATTAGGCATACGGCGCGAAATGGGTAAGACCTCAACGAAGAAATACTGTGCTATGCTGGAATGTGTCTGCGATGATGGACGCATACACGGTCTGTTACAGTTCTGCGGCGCGGCACGTACCGGGCGGTGGGCTGGCAGGCTGGTACAGGTGCAGAACCTACCGCAGAACCATTTGCCCGATTTGGACTACGCACGCAGTCTGGTTAAGGCAGGCGATTTGGACGATTTCGAGCTGAACTACGCTAACCCCACTTATGTACTATCCGAACTGATACGCACGGCGTTTATCGCCAAGCCCGGCTGCACTTTCCATGTCTGCGACTTTTCAGCCATAGAAGCGCGTGTAATAGCGTGGCTGGCTGGCGAGCAGTGGGTTTTGGATGTTTTCCGTGCAGGCGGTGACATATACTGTGCTACCGCAGGGCAGATGTTCCACTGCAAGGTAGAGAAGCACGGCGAAAATGCGGAACTGCGGCAAAAGGGTAAGATAGCCGTGCTTGCATTGGGTTACGGTGGCGGCGTGGCCGCACTGGAAAACATGGGCGGTAGCCGCATGGGATTAAGCCAGACGGAAGAAAAGGACATAGTAGTACGTTGGCGGTCTGCGAACCCCCGTATAGTCAAGTTCTGGGCTATCATTGAAACCGCAGCCGTAAGAGCCATAAAGACCGGGGAACGTATCACCATTAACAGGGGCATAGTCGTATCGTACCGCTGGGGTATGCTGCTGATAACCCTACCGTCCGGGCGCACTATCTGTTACCCACGCGCCGGTATCGGCATGGAAAGTAACGATGGCTGGAGAGGCGACCACGAGATTATCGAGTACGAAGGGCTGAACCAGACTACGAAGAAGTGGGAAAAGATACGCACCTACGGCGGCAAGCTGACCGAGAACGTTGTACAAGCCATAGCCCGTGACATTCTGGGGCATATCATTCTGCGTGCAGAGGATGCAGGGCTGCACATTGTTTTCCATATCCACGATGAGATAGTAGTAGAAGCCGAACCGGGGCAGACACTACAGAGCGTGGAGGCGATTTTTAGCAAACCTATTGACTGGTGCCGTGACCTACCACTGAAAGGCGCAGGCTACACGACACCTTATTACCTAAAAGACTAAGAATATGACAGACAGAAGATTTTTAAGGTTTTACTATGCTGCTATAAAGCGGTACGGTGATAAACGCTGGACTACGCACCATGACGTAATAGAGTTTAACCCTAACTACACGGTAAGCGTCAGCGGTTGTGAAAAAGGAGATTTCGAGTACAACGGCGATAAACCGTATATCGTGGAACTTTCCAACGGCACTAAGTTTTTGTGCTTTTTCCACAACTTCGGCGATGCGCTGGATGACGAAATACTAAGCGCACACGGCGAAGCAGCTAACACCTATGTAGGTGATGAGTGTGTAAAGAAAGTGGCAAAGAACATTAACAAATTAAACCAGTATTGACATGAACAATTTAAGCGACAGACAGAATTTGCGTTATGAGTTGCTGAAAGCAAATAACTATGATGTAGACAACGCCAAAAAGTGCTACGACTTTGTAGCAGGTGACGAACCACAGAGCCAGTCGATAGCAGGTACTACGAAACTGGCAGACGGCATTTATATAATGTACGGGAAACACGCTGTACTGTTTACCGGGCAGGAAGTATCGGCGCAGGGTTGCACGGGTATAGGCGTTAACTTCGGCGGTAAATCGCTGATTTTGGCGACAGAAGATATTAGCGATAATGGCATAGAGCTGACAACCCAGCAGGGCGGCACACGCTTTATCACCAACTACCACCAAGCCGCAGAGGATATGGACGGCAAAGCCGCCACGGACGATATACGCGACATTCTGAACATGGGTATATCTGATGATGAGTACATACCCAGTTTAGGTGAACTGTATTTTATTCTGGCGCATTTTACCCAGATTAACGCTGCGCTGAAAGCCGTAGGCGGCGAACCGCTGCACGATGATTGGTACTGGAGCAGCACGCAATACAGCACGGCCCGTGCGTGGTATTTGTTCCTCAACGATGGCTACGCGAACCTCTGGTATACTAGGGCTACGTACCAGGGTAGGGTTAGGCCCGTTTCAGCATTTTTACCCCTAAACAGTTAATCTTTAGTAGTTAAACTTTAGCCCGGCGAAAGCCGGGCATTAAAACCTATGTAAAGATGATTGTACTTAGTTTATTTGACGGCATGAGCTGCGGACAAATCGCACTACGACAGCTGGGCATTAAGGTGGATAAATACTATGCCAGCGAAGTAGATAAGTTTGCCATAGCGCAAACCATGCTGAATTTTCCAGATACCGTGCAGTTGGGCGATGTACGGAATATAGACGCACGGCGGCTGGGGCATATAGATTTGCTGATGGGCGGCAGTCCGTGCCAGTCTTTCAGCTTTGCCGGGAAGCGTGCAGGCATGAGTACCAAGCAGAACGAAGAAGTATATACGCTGGAGCGGTATTTAGAACTGAAACAGGCAGGCTTTGAGTTTGAGGGGCAAAGCTACCTATTTTGGGAGTATGTCAGAATACTAAATGAAATACGGGGGGGGTGTAACCCAGATGTTTACTTTTTGCTTGAAAACGTGGAAATGGGCAAGAAGTGGGAAAAGGTGTTATCCGAGGCGATAGGACTACAGGGCGTACACATCAACAGCGCGTTAGTTTCTGCGCAGATACGCAAACGCATATACTGGACTAACATACGCACCGGCAAAACGCTGTTAGGCGATTTGTACACGACCATACCGCAGCCAAAAGACCGGGGAATACTGCTGCGTGACATTCTGGAGGATGACGCGGATGTGGACGAAAAGTATTACCTATCCGACAAGACGGTGCAGACGCTATTAGAACACAAAGCCCGGAACGAGAAAGCCGGTAACGGCTTCGGGGCCGTTTTCCACACAGGGGGGGGAAGATGCACGCGCTGAAAGTAGGAGGCAGGGGAGTAGACGATTTAGTATTAGTGGAATAATGAAAACAACCGTAGACCGGCTGCTGATGAACCTAAGAGGATACAAGGAAAAAGCATTTGCGCTGCTGGCAACTTCTTACAAAGGCTCACAGGCAAACGGGGCGACATTAGTAATTTGCGATATGCCATACAGTGATATAATCTGCGTAGCCTCACGGGGCAGGATGATAGACGGCAAAAACCGCCAGTGTTTAGAACCGTGCCCGGTTGAGGGTAAAACAAATTGCCTAACCACAGTGGAAAAAGATAATCTGCTTATGCAACGGCCGCACGGTTACAATGCAGGTAAGATTTATACGGACAAAGCACCCACGCTGACGGCCCATGCGTGGCAGGAAAACAATTTGATTATGAGCAATAACACAAAACAGCTTAACCCAAGTGGCGAAAGCAATAACGGACAGCAACCGTACCAGCAAAACCGGGTGTACGACATTAACCATAAAGCCCCGGCGTGCTGCGCAAGTCTGACAGGCGGAGCGTATGCGATAGCGGACGAAAACGCGCCAGAAGTACGCATTAGGAGGCTGACACCTACCGAGTGCGCACGGCTACAGACTGTGCCGGACTGGTACAAATGGGGATGCAGCAACACCCAGCAGTACAAGATGCTGGGCAACGGCTGGACTATCGAAGTAATAGCGCATATACTTTCATTCCTGCAACTGAAAGCACAGAAACACAAAGAGGAAATGGAAGCACCCAAACCGAGGAACTGCGGTAACTGTGCGCTTTGCATACATACCTATATGGGCGGCGAGTGCCAACTGACCGACAACCCGGTAGACGATGCGCAGGACGGCTGTATAGACTATATCCCGGAGGACTGAGCTATGGGCGAAAAGGATTTGAAAAACATAACTGCTGACATATCGGCGGAACAGCTGCACAGACTGTACGACCGTCTGGATGATGAGGCCAGACCATACGCGCTGCGTGTAGGTGCAAGCCAAGAAAAGCACAGGACGGTAACAATCTACTGTGACGCAGAAAATGTGGCGTATTTCCAAAACATTATAGACCATGAAATTTAAGCTGAAATATGATTTTACGATAGATTTAGCGACAGCGCACAGCCGGGTATCGAAGAAGTGGCGTAACCGGCACTGGCAATGGTCTGAACTGCTGGAACGGTGCAGCGAAACGAAGCGCACCGGCGAAACTGCGGCGGAATATGCACGCATGAGCCGGGAAGAGCAAAGCAACGTAAAGGACGTGGGCGGATTTGTCGGCGGCTATCTGAGCGGCGGAATACGCAAAAATACAAATGTGATGTACCGCAGCGTGGCTACGCTGGATATAGACTATGGCACGGTAAACGTGTGGGATGACTTCTGTATGGCTTTCAACTTCGCGGCGATGCTGTACAGCACGCACAAGCACAGCGAAGCGACACCCCGGTACCGTCTGGTATTCCCGTTAAGCAGGCAAGTAACCCCGGCGGAGTATGAGCCGCTTTGTCGGAAGATAGCAGCCGAGCTGGGTATAGACCTTTTCGATGATACCACCTACGAACTGCCGAGGCTGTTTTACTGGCCCAGCACTTCAAAGGATGCCGACTACGTGTTTGAGTACCAAGACGGCCCGGCGTGCAACGTAGACCAGATATTAAGCCAATATGTAGACCCCTACGATGTAAGCGCATGGCCGATGTCAAGCAGGGAAAACACGGTAATAGCGCACGAGATTAAGAAAGCAGGCGACCCAACGGAGAAGCCCGGACTAATCGGCGCGTTTTGCCGTGCGTACACCATAGAGGAAGCGATAGAGCGTTTTCTATCCGACTGCTACGAACCGACAGGCACACCCGGACGGTACACGTACAAGCTGGGCAGCGTGGCAGGCGGTCTGGTGTGCTACGAAAACAAATTTGCCTACAGCCACCACGAAACAGACCCGGCAAGCCGCCAACTGTGCAACGCTTTCGACCTATGCCGGATACACCTGTACGGGGCAAAGGATGAGGGCAGCAGGGCTACGGACGTGACCCGCAAACCGTCCTTTGCGGCGATGCAGGAAATGGCGGCGGCGGACAAAAACGTAAAACTGCTGATGGCAAGGGAGCGCAGCGCGTCCGTGGCTGATGACTTTGGCGATGTGGAAATGCCGGAAGATTATAACGATGAGTGGAAAGCCGAACTGGAGTACACCAAATCCGGCAAACTGCTGTGCAGCATCCAAAACATAATACTGGTGCTGGAAAACGACCCGGCACTGAAAGGGCGCATTACGCACGATGAGTTTACCGGGTACGATGTGATAACGGGCGGTCTGCCGTGGAACCGGCAGGCGGCACAGTGGAGCGACCGGGACGATGCCAATTTGCGCGTATGGCTGGAACGTAACTACGACATAACCGGGAAAGACAAAATATATGACGCTTTGGCGGCAGTACTGACCCGGCACAGCTACCACCCTATCCGGGATTATCTAAACGGTCTGCGCTGGGACGGCACGCCCCGGCTGGAGCGTCTGATTATAGACTATATCGGCGCGGAGGACACGGAACTAAACCGCACCATGACGCGCAAGCATTTCACTGCTGCGGTAGCCCGGATATTCCAGCCCGGATGCAAATACGATTACTGCCTAATCCTCACAGGCCCGGAGGGTGCCGGAAAATCTACGCTGCTGGGCAAGATGGGCGGCAAATGGTTTAACGACAGCATAACGACCACAGAGGGCAAAGAGGGTATGGAGCAACTGCGCGGCGCATGGATTATCGAGATGGGCGAACTGGCAAGCATAAAGCGCAGCGATGTAGAGAGCGTGAAAGCCTACCTATCCAAACGGGATGACAGCTACCGGGCTGCATACGGCAGGCGGAAAGAGAACCACCCCAGACAGTGCGTTTTCTGCGGTACGACAAATGAGGCGTTATTCCTCAAAGGCGACAACGGGAACCGGCGTTTCTGGGTGATAGCCGTAGACCCGGCACTGCGCAAGTACCAGCACTGGCAGGAAGCGTTAGACCGCGACCGTGACCAGATTTGGGCGGAAGCGGTGGAATACTACCGCAGGGGCGAAAAACTGTATCTGGATGACCAGCTGGAGGCGCAGGCACGCCAGAGGCAGGAAGCATATAACGATGACAGCGACGACCCGATAGTGGCGATGCTTCATAAGTTTCTGGACATGAAACTACCGGCGGACTGGCCCACACGTGACATACCGGACAGACGCAGGTACATACGCACGCCAGACCCGCTACAGGCGGACGGCGTGGAAATGCGCAGCCGGGTATGTGCCGCAGAGTTTATCTGCGAACAGCTGGGCAGGGAGATTTCCGACAAAGAATTTAAGTACCTGGCCCGGCGTGTTAGCAAGATGATAGCCAGTTTGCCTAATTGGGAGCGAATGGGCGCAAGCAGGCACGCTGACAGATGGTATGGTGTGCAAAAAGCATTTAGGCGCATAGAGAGTGTAACCAGCGAAGATAATTTGTAAACGATGTAACCGAAGATATGAGAACACTAAGAACCAGCATTTGTAACCCGATTTTTTGGTTACATATACGGTTACATAATTCGGTTACAACATAAATAGCAATAAATCAAGCATTTACATATAAATGTAACTATGTAACCAAAAATATATTGAAAGTAGATAAGTAATGTGATAAAGAGATATAACCCCACTTTTACGCACAAAAACGCATATCTGCACACGCGTAAGGGGTATTTATAGAAAAACAGAAAAAACAGTTACAATGAAACAGAGCATAGAAAAGATAGTTAAACACGCCGAAGTATCGGAGAAAGCGATAGAGCAGTATTTGACCGACAGCGTAAAAAAACTGGGTGGTATCTGCCTAAAGTACAGTAATCCCGGCATGGTAGGTTTTCCCGACCGTGTTTGCCTGCTACCGGATGGTGTAACCCTATGGGTGGAGCTGAAAAGCAAAGGGCAGCAGCTGCGCACCATGCAGCGCATACGCATATCGCAGATGCTGAGATTAGGACATACAGTTGGCGTGTGTAAGAGCAAAGAGGATATAGACCGAATGTTAGAACCCTATAAAACAGCAGACCATGAAAATAAAATGTGATTACTGCGGAAAAGAGTTTAACCGTAAACCAAGTGCAATAAAGGCAGAAAACTACTGCTGCAAAGAATGCAGGCACGCAGCAAAATATACGATACTTCGATGCGATACGTGCGGAAAAGAGTTTGAAAGATTAAAAGCTGTTGGGGTTTTTGCCCACAATTTTTGCAGCCGTGAATGTGCAAAGGCTTTTACCGGGCTGCGTATGACAGCTTACAATCTGGAACACAACCCAAAGGCGATGACACCGGAAAGACGGCAAAAACTTCGGTACTGGCATTTGGGTAAAGGTAAAGGAAAAACCTATGCAAAAACTTTCGGGCGGCATACACACCGGATAGTAGCCGAACAGATGTTAGGCAGACCGTTAAAGCCCGGCGAAGTGGTACACCACATAAACGGGAACAAAAGAGATAACAGACCAGAAAACCTTATGGTTTTTAAGAACCAAAAGTTACACGCCAAATGGCACAAAGAAAATGATAATAGAAAGACTGCGATATGATATTTAGACCATACGACTATCAGAAAAAAGGTATAGAATGGATTTTGACACATCCACGCTGTACTTTACTGTGGGAAATGGGTTTAGGCAAGTCCGTAGTTACTATGACCGCATTACAGCAGCTTATCGACGATTGCGAAATTAGCCGCACTTTGGTAGTGGCCCCTAAAAAGGTTGCGGAAACCACATGGAGTACGGAGGCCGAAAAGTGGGAACACCTGCACGACCTACGGGTGGTTAAGGTTATCGGAACGGAAAAGCAGCGGTGTATGGCTTTGGCGCAGAAAGCTGATGTGTATGTGACCGGGCGCGATAACTTTGTTTGGCTGGTGGGCAAATACGGTGGCAAACTGCCGTTTGACGCACTGGTGATAGATGAGCTTACCAGTTTCAAGAGTGCAAAGAGCGAAAGGTTTAAGGCCATGCGCATAGCCGTGCCGAGCGTCAAACGTGTTATCGGTCTGACCGGCACCCCGGCACCAAACGGGCTGATAGACTTATGGGCGCAGATGTACTGCATAGACCAAGGCGAACGGCTGGGCAAATCCATTACCAAGTACCGGGAAACCTACTTTGAAACGCACAAGTGGAATAACATAATAGTACGCTGTGACGTGAAAAAAGGCTGTGAGGAAATTATACGGAACAAGATAGCCGATATATGCCTATCCATGCAGGCAAAGGACTATTTACAACTTCCGGAAATGATTACCCACACGGTTAAGGTCTATTTGAGCGACAAGACGATGGCGGCGTACACGAAGTTTGAAAAGGAAAAGGTTTTGGAGTTTCAAGAGGAACACGGAAACGAGCCTGCAAACATTCTGGCAAATTCCGCCGCCGGGCTGATGAACAAGTTAAGCCAGTACGCTAACGGTGCTATCTACGATGAGGATATGCAGGTACACAGCATCCATAACGAGAAATTAGACCGTCTGGCAGAAATAGTGGAAGCCGCCAACGGCAGCAGCGTATTAGTATTTTACCAGTACAAGCACGATATACCGCGCATAACGTCCCGGCTGAAAGGCTATACGGTGCGCGTATATCAAGGTGAAAAGGATTTGAAAGACTGGAACGCCGGAAAAGTGGACGTGCTTCTGGCACACCCTGCAAGTACGGCGTATGGGCTGAATATGCAGCAGGGAGGCCACTATATCGTATGGTTTGGCACCGGCTGGAATTTGGAACTATACCAGCAGGCAAACGCCAGACTGCACAGGCAGGGGCAGCAGTACCCGGTTACTGTGTACAGGCTTATTTGCGCCGGTACTGTGGATGAGAGAGCCAGCGCGGCTTTGGAGGGGAAGAAAGGCGTACAGCAAAGTTTATTAGATAGCCTTAACTACTTAATCCGTAAACACAGTGAGCAATAGAAAGCGCGTGAACATATCATTAGACCCGGAAACCTACGAGAAACTACAGCAGGTACAGAGGGAACACAGGTTTAAGAACCTATGCGAAATGCTGACCGCATTAGCGCATATTCTGATAGACCGTATGGAAGTGGCGGCAAACAGGAAATACGACCTACCGGAAGATGACGGGCAGTATATCGACAGTATGTTTGATGACCTGAGCAATACACAGAGAGTACCGGACGGAACGGTACCAGTTAGACATAATAGTAGGAAACTTAGATAGGAGGATACACAGATGGCAAAGGATAAGATATATAACAGATTGATACATACTGTTAGGTGGCTGAGGCTTCGGCGTGATACACTGACTGCACACCCGCTTTGCCAGCGGTGCGAAGCAGAGGGCAGGATAACACCTGCTACAGAGGTACACCACATACGGCCAGTAGAGGAAGCGATAACTACGGCTGACAGGATGCAGCGTATGTATGACCCGCACAACCTACAGGCACTATGCCACGACTGCCACGTTAGGACACACACGGAGTTAGGCAGGTGTGGTAGGGAGGCGACACGCAGACGCAACGAAAAGCAAGTGCGGCAGGTGATAAATAAATTTTTCGGTGATGGTTGATGTCGGAGCCGGGGGTAGTTTTTTAAGACGGGGGTAGTGCCGTTAAACCTCGCCCCCAGTCTTGTTTTTTCGTATGTAAAATTTTGGAAATGCGGTACTTTGGATTAAATCAAACAAAAAACGAATAAATATACAGGAAAAATGGCGAAAACTGTAAATGACTATAAGACAGAGATAATCAAGGTGCTAAAAGCGCACCGGCTGTATAGCAAAGGTCTGGATATGCAGGTAGTATCATTAGCCAGCGCGATGCGTAATCTGGAAATGGCTAATGAGCAGATAGACGGGCTGACCGAAACGACCGTGTGGGAAAAGACACGCTACGGCGAGAAGCTGGCACCGCACCCGGTTTTCAAAATCGCAAAGGAGGCGCAGGAACTGATAACCCGGCAAATGAAGTCTTTAGGGCTGACCGCTGAGGATTTGGTCGGTGAGGTTGAGGATGACCCGTTAGTAGACATTACAAAGAAGCTGACCAAGAAACGCAAGCAGCCAAAGATAATCAAACCCGGTAAGACTGAATGACAGAAGAAGAAAAAGACAGGCTGAGGCAAGCCAAAGAGGATGTAACGGGGCTGCTGGCTGGCACCGACATAGACCGCTACCGACTAACCGAAGTGGATAGCCGGTTAGATGACTATGTGCGTGATGTGGCAGGCGACCCGGAGGCGCACAACCTATACGAGCAGCTGGCAGTAGCCCGGTTTTTCCACTTATGCGATAAGTACGGTATCAATGTTACGGAGGTGTGGCAGTTTTGCGACTTCTACGAAAGTCTGTATTTTCCCGGCAAGACCGGGCAACAGCGGTACAGGCTGACCCCGGTACAGTATTTCCAGTTTGCCAGCATCTTTGCTTTTTGGCAGGACGGCAGGCGTGTAGTCCGGGAAGTGGTGCTGTACGTGCCGCGCAAATTCAGCAAAACGACCAGTACAGCATCCCTGGCCATATACGATTTGCTGTACGGCGACAACAACGCGGAAAGTTACACCGCCGCCAACAGCAACGACCAAGCGAAAAAATGCTTTGACGTGATACGTGGCTGTATGCGCAGGTTAGACCCAAAAGAACGCCGGTACGTTATCAACGAGCAGACGGTAAAGAGCAGGCGGAAAGACCGCACGGCATTTGCCCAATGTCTTACCGCCAACGCGCGGACGAAAGACGGACTGAACGCCAGTACGGTTATCATGGATGAGTTTAGCCAAGCGCGGGACAGTGAACTGCTGACCGTGCTAACTACGTCTATGGGTGTGCGGGAAAATCCGCTGACCGTGATAATAACCACTGCGTCTGATGTATTCGATGGCCCGTTTTACGAAATGCTACAGGGCTATAAATCCGTACTGCTGGGAGAGTATGAGGATGACAGTTTGTTTGCCCACATATTCGAGCCGGATTTAGACGACCCGGAAGATGAGGAAAGCACGTGGCGCAAGGTACACCCGCATTTAGGCGTAACGGTTAGTCTGGACTTCTACAGGCACGAATACAAAAACGCGCTGCGTAACGGCAGTGAGGCTATGTTAGCTTTCCGTACAAAGCTGCTGAACACCTACGCAGAGAACGAGCAGCGCAGCTGGATTAGTAGCACGCTGGCACGGCACATAAGCAGACCGATAAGCATAGACGGTATCAAGGGCAGACCGGACGCGATGGTAGCCATAGACCTAAGCGAAAGCGATGACTTTAGCGCAGTGACTATGGGAATGTACGACAGCAGGCAAAAAAACTTCTATTTCCATACCGCCTACTTTTTCCCGTCCGGCGCACTGCCGGGACACCCAAACGAAAAGTTGTACAGGACATGGGCGGAAAAGGGATTTTTAATGCTGACCGATGGCGATGTGATAGACTACCGGCGCATAGTGGATTACGTGCTGTACCTTAACCAGCACGTCCGGGTACTGGGTATCGGCTATGACCCGTGGAAGTCACAGGAGGTTATTAATATGCTGGCTGCGTCTGGTGCCGGTAATGTGATTAAGGGTGTGCGGCAGACCTACGGAGTGTTTACCGCACCGGTGGAAAGTTTCGAGCATGGGGCAAAGACCGGGCATATATTCATTAACGACAACCCGATTAACGCCTACTGCTTTGGTAACGCTGTGCTGGATAGTGACAGGCTGGAGAACTGCAAGCCTATCAAGCGGAAAGCGAGCCAGAAGATAGACGGCGTGATTACGAAACTGATGTGCCTACGGCTATTTATCGACTATGAACGGTGATTTTTAACATTTATTTTTCCAAAGGCTGGTACCAGATACGGCGTTTTCCGGGTAAGGTAGAAGAACATTATATTTTGCGATGGGTATTTTGATTAACATACGGAATTTGTTTAGGCGCAGCGAGCCTGCACAGGCGAAGCAGGAACCGGCACGGACACCCCGAACCGGCGGCGGATTTCCTATGCTTGCATCTGCTAATGCGCTGAACATAGCGACCGTTTACCGCTGTGTTAATCTTTTGGCAGACAGTGTGGCGATGCTACCAGTCCAGTATATGCGCAAAAAGGGTGATATTTTCGTGGAAGACCGCAGCGACCGTATGCACTATCTGCTGAATGTGCAGCCGTGCGAATGGCTTTCAGCTGTGGACTTCTGGCAGCAGGTGGTACGCTATCTGCTGCTGAGGGGAAACGCCTACATAGTGCCGGTCTATGACCTAATCACTATGTCCGTGGCACGTCTGGCACTGGTAGACCCTACGACCGTGGCGCATGATACGGTTAATGACACCTACACGATTAACGATGTCTACGCAGGCATTAGCGGCGTGTATGACGAAAGCGAGATACTGCACATAAAGAACTACAGTATAGACGGAAAAACCGGGCTATCTACCATAGCCTACGCACGCATAGCACTGGATATAACCAGCACAGGCGACCAAGAAACGCTAAACCGGTTTGCCAACGGCGGTAATGTCCGTGGAATTGTCAGCAACGATAGCGGCGTGCGTGGCTTTGGTGAGTACCAAGACAAGGAACTGGAAAAGACGGCTACCGATTTGGATAGCCGATTTAGAGGCGGTGAGCGCATAGTATCATTACCGGGGCAGGTGCAGTTTAGCCCGATTTCGTTAAGCAGTACGGATATGCAGTTTTTGGAAACACGCAAATTTAACGTGCGCGAGATATGCCGTTTTTTCGGTGTGCATCCGTCCTTTGTGTTTGATGACACCAGCAATAACTACAAGTCTGCGGAAATGGCTAACGTGGCTTTCCTCACTAACACGCTTAATCCGGTGCTGCGCAAAATCGAAGTGGAACTGCACCGGAAGTTAGTACCGCCTAATCTGTGCTGCAAACGTAAATTCCAGTTTGACCGGCGCGGGCTGTATGCGTGCGATTTGGATAGCCGGATTAAGTACCAAGCCCAGACGATAGCCGCCGGGCTGTACACGGTGAACGAATGGCGGCAGGAAGAAAACAAGCCAGCCGTAGAGGGCGGCGATACTGTGCTGGTATCCGCCAACCTAAAGAGCATAGAGGAACACACCAAGCAGCCGGAACCGGAGCCAGCACCGACAGAACCAGCCCCGGCAACGGATGAACCAGATACTAACCAGTCCGGCACCACTGAGGAACCGGACGAAAACGGAGATAACAACAATGGCGAAGAATAAGAACACGGTAGTAAACCGAATACTGCACACCGTTACCGATTTGCGGGTAAGGGAGGCGCAGGAGGGCGAAGCAGCCAGCAGAACGATTACCGGCTACGCTATACTGTTTGGCGTGCCGTCCGCACCGCTGTACGACTATGACGATGAGGAAGCACGGGAAGTTATCGCACCGGGCGCAGTGACTAAAGAACTGCTGGACGGCTGCGATATAAAGATGACCATGTTTCACGATAGGCAGCTGATTTTGGCGCGGAGCAAGAACGGAGCCGGTACACTGACCTACGGCGTGGATGACAAAGGCGTATATTTCGAGTTTGAAGCACCTAAGACGGTGGACGGTGACAAAGCACTGGAACTGGTTAGGCGCGGCGACATATCTGGCTGTAGCTTCATGTTTAGCACGCACTACTACGACAGCGCGTATGTATCCCGTGACGTGCAGAGGGTGGACGGAAAGACGGTGATAACCTACACGGTTAATGTGATTACCGGGATATACGATTTTACGCTGGCAGCTGACCCGGCATATCCCGATACTAACTGCGAAGCGGAAGCGCGGGAACTGTTTAAGGAACTGCGCACCCCGGAGCCGGAGCCAGAGCAACCGAAGAACGAAGATAAGCTGCGCGAGCAAGTGCGCGAAATGCGCCGCGCTGCTGCGCAATTATTATAACATAAGTTTAACCATAAAAGTTTTTTAGAGTATGCCAAAGACAACAGCAACGAAGAAAACAGTAAACGCACGACAGTTAGTAGACAAATACCAGTCTAACTGCGACCGCATTAACGAGATTGCGGATTTGTGCGAAAAAGAGCAGCGCGAGCGTACCGAGGCTGAAACCACCGAGTATAACGCGCTGGTAAGGGAAAACCAGCTGCTGCAAATGAAGATGCAGGCACTGGCAGTAGAGCATCTGCGCGAAAATACTACCACGGTGGAAGATGCTAACCGCATTATCCGTGAGAACGTAGCCGCAGGCCGACAGACACAAATTATGCTGATGCGTGATTTGGTGATGGTGGCAGATGTGACTACAGGCGGTATCGTGCCAGTGAAGATGCAGGACATTTTAGACCCGTTGGTAGAGGGGCTGATTTTGGATAAAGTCGGTCTGCCTATGCCTACCGGTCTGGCTGGTGACTACATTTGGCCAACCTACGAAACTGTGGAGGCAACGATACAGGGTGAGGGCGTGGCACTGACTGACACCGAAATTTCGATGTCTAAACTGACCGCTTCGCCGCAGCGTATCGGTATCGCTATCCCGGTTACACGGCAGGCGATTAATCAGACTGAGGGAGTGGTAGAAATGATTGTTAAAAAGCTGATGCCGCTTTCGGTTACTATGCTGCTTAACAAAATCATGTTTAGCACTACAAAGGTTACGAGTGCTACGACACTGGTAGGCCCGTTTGTGGCACTGGCAAGCAGCCCCGTACAGGTGAGCGCAGAACCTACATTTAAGGAGCTTAACAGCCTCAAAGCAAAAGTGCTGGCTACCGGTGTGGATGGTGAGCATCTTTGCTGGGTGATGACTAAAGCCCAGAAAGCTATCGCCGAAGCGACACCGAAAGACGCAGGCAGCGGCATTATGGTTTGCGAAAATGACCATATCGCAGGTCTGCCGGTATTCACTACTAACTATATCGGCGAGGGCTTTATAGGTCTGGGCGACTGGAGATACCAGCCTATGGGACTGTTTGGCGACATTTCGTTTATCATTGACCCGTACAGCCAAGCACGCAAAGACGCTGTGGATTTCGTGCTGAATGTGAACTACGGCACTACCACGCTGCGCACAGAGGCTTTTGCGCTGGCAAAGTGCAAGGCAGCAGGCGCGGGCGTGTAAACGGGGTAAGGATTGTAACAGGATAACATAGTTTGATTATGGCTACAGTGGATATAGCACTACTTAAATCACACGTCCGGGCGGACGACTTTAGCGATGATGACCAGTATTTGGCGCAGTTGCTGGAGGCAGCGGAAGAATATGTAACGACCGCTACCAACCGCAGCGCAGATGAATTGCTGGAAATGGGGGACGGTGAGCATTTACCGGCTACGTTACAGCAGGCAGTTTTATTGATTGCCGGACACTGGTACAACCAGCGCGAAGCCGTTAGCGGCGTGCAGATGGCGGAAGTGCCATATACACTGCAAGCCTTAATTAAACCGTATCGCAAACTGGTAGATGAAGTTACGGAATGAGAGCAGGCGCACTGAAATATAAGCTGGAACTACTGGAACCGAAGCGAACCACAGACCGCATGGGTGCTGAAAAGGTGGAATATACTAAGACACGCACCGTATGGGCTGAAAGGGTTAGGGCTACAGGTAGCCGAAGCGAGGAAGTCGGGGAGCATTTTCCAGACTACACCGTAGAATTTAACATACGGGATGCGCACCCGGTACAGGAAAACTGGAGGGTGCAGCAGCTGGGCGGTTATCTTTATACCGTGACGAACATAGTGCCGAATTTGGAAAAGGGCTATAAAACCCTGTTATGTGAACGAGTAAACGAATAGTTACCATTATGGCACGAAGTGTAGCCTACGATGATAGGAATTTGCAGCAGTTATTTGCTGAACTGGAGCCAAAACGCAGATTACAAGCGATAAAGGGCGGCTTTCGCAGGGAAGCCAACAAAGTACGAAAGACGGCGATAAACAATCTGCGTAACAGCGTCCGTTCTAACAAGGATTTGGAAAAGGGCGTGCGTGCGATAGTATTCAAGCGCAAAGCCGGATTTCGGGTTACGGTAGGCACAAAGAAAGCCGGGAAGAATGGCAAGGGCGAAGCAGGATTTCACACGAACCGCCAAGGCCTCAAAAAGCCGGTGTTAATCTGGGTGGAAGAGGGAACGCAGGAGCGAAAGACCAAAGGAAACGGCGGCAAACGTGCCGCACGGCGCAGGTCTGCACACAGGACGGGACGCATGAGGCGTTACGGTTTTATGACACAAACGCTGAATGACGTAAGAGATACTGTTACTGCCGACATTCACGATATGGTAACTGATAATGTCTTAAAGATAGCGCAAAAGTATGGGTGTAAGTAAGTCAAGTTTAAGTGCCGGTGAAATTATCCGGGATATACTGGTTAATAACGCAGAAGTGGCCGCACGTGCAAAAAAAGTCTTTCCAGTGGTGGAAGATAGCGCGGAACTGCCATACATAGTGTACAGGCGTACACAACTGGAGCAGGAACCGGCAAAAGGCAGGCGCGGTGCTGACACGGTGGGCATTGAGATACTTTGCTATACGCAGCACTATACGGAGGGCGTGGAACTGGCGGAAGCCGTGCGCGATGCGCTGGATGGAGCGCAGGGCGAGAAAGACGGTTTGGTTATGCGCAGCTGCTATCTGGCAGACAGCGAGGAAGCATGGCAGGACGATGCCTATGTACAGCAATTAGTGTTTAATGTTAAGATATAAAGAATATGGCAAAAAGCGGATATTGTAACGGTAGCGATATGCTGCTGTATGTAAACGGCAAAGCCGTTGGAAGTTGCACTACGCACACTACCACATTCAACAGCGAAACCAAAGAGCGTGCGGTTAAGCCTGTAGCGTCCGCGCCCCTAAGCAGCGGACTGTGGAAGAAGAAAGGCGTAGTAGGTTTGTCGTACTCTATCAGTGCCGAGGGTCTGGTATTCTATGACGAAACGGAATGTGGGTTTAAGACCCTGTTTGCGCTGTGGAAAGCTGGCAAGCCGGTAACGGTTAAGTGCATGGAACGTGATAATAGCGATGAACCCTATCTGGAGGGTGGCTGCGTTATTACTTCGCTGGAGCGCACAGACCCGGCGCAGGATGACAGCACCTATAGTATCAGTCTGGAAAATGACGGTGAGCCTACCTCACTCGATGAAAGTGCTATTACTGAAAATGCCGCACCCGGCGTAGGAGGTTGAGAATATGGCAAAAGTCGAGGTTACGATTAACGGAAAGGCATACCCCTGTAGGCCGACTATGGGGGCTATGCTGCGTTTCAAGAAAGAAACCGGCAAGGAGGTAACGGAGATTACCAACAGCGGTTTAGCCGACTTATGTACATACCTGTACTGCTGTGTCGCGTCCGCTTCGGCTGCGGACGGCGTGGATTTCAAAATGTCGCTTTTGGAGTTTGCCGATGCGTTAGACCCCGAAGATATGGCGGCGTGGGCGAACCAGATGCAGCAGAGCAACGGTACAAATGGAGAAAATGCAGATGGGTTAGAAAAAAAAAGCTGAAGCCCTACGGCATATTTGATTTATTAGGTGTCGCGCTGGGCTGCATACGGCTAAGTTATGACGATTTCTGCAAATTGGACTTTGAAGAATTTGCGGCAGTCTATAAAGCCTATGCAGAGCAGCGCGATACTGATTTTAAGGACAACTGGCAACGGATGCGCCTACTGGCTACCATTGTTATACAGCCGCATTTGGATAAGCGGCACAAGGTAACGCCGGAAAAGTTACTGCCTTTTCCGTGGGATAAGGCGAAAGCAAAGAAACAGCAGGCACGGATTACGCCGGATAAACAGCGTGAACGGATGGCCGATTTGGTAAAGAAATTAGGTGACGAACTTATATAACAGCAGCTATGGCAGGCAAAAGCACTATTAGCATAACATTCAAGATAGACGGCGACAGCAAGGAGTTTAAGGAACTGATAACCGATGCGGACGGGCTGAAAAAGGTAATACAGTCCACCATAACGCAGTCAGACAACCTTAAAAAGTCGCTGATAAACTGGAGCCAAGGCGTACAAGCGATTAGTGCCATAACGGACACTATCGGCAATGTTTCGTCTGCTTTGTCGCAGTTTTCCGAGCGCATGAGGAGCTTACAGTCGGCAAACATAATGATAACGCAGCTGACCGGGAAAACAGGCGATGAAATGCTGAAACTGCGCAACAACGTGCAGGCGGTGGCAGAACATTTTGGCGCAGATTTTAACGAGGTGCTACAGTCCGCAAACAACCTATCTAAAGCATTTGGCATTAGCATAGACGATGCGATGAAGTTAGTGCAGGATGGGTTTGTTAGTGGAGCAAACGCAAACGGCGAATTTCTGGACACACTGAAAGAATATCCGCGCTATTTCAAGGAAGCCGGACTATCAGCGGAGGATTTTGTAGCCATTACGACCAACGCTGCACAGCAGGGCATATTTTCCGACAAGGGCGTGGATGTTATCAAGGAGGGTAATTTGCGCATACGCGAAATGACTACAGCCACTGCCGATGCGTTGAATAACATAGGCATATCCGCAGAGCAGGTGCAGGCGGACTTGCAAGCCGGGAGCATAACCACGTTTGACGTTATGCAGATGGTTGCAGCCAAGCTGAATGAACTACCGGCAAGCAGCGCAGCCGTAGGCACTGCCATAGCTGACATTTTCGGTGGGCCGGGCGAAGATGCAGGACTGGAGTACATAAAGACGCTGGCAAATATACAGCTGAACATGGACGCAGTGAAAGCGGCCACGCAGGGAACGGCAGAGCAGCAGGAGCGGCAAATACAGGCGCAGGAAAACATAAAGAACGGGCTAACCAGTCTTATAGATTTGTCGGCTATCTACACGGACGTAAAGCCCTATGTGGATTTGACGGCGCAAATAGGCATGGCGGCTATGGGCATAGGCAGTCTGATTAAGACTGTTAAGGCTATGAATATACAGCAGGCCATATTAAAGACGCGCATAGTGGCTGTGGCTGCTGCGCAGAAAATGGTAACTATCGCTACTACCACATGGACTGCCGTACAAAAGGTGCTTAATCTGGTGCTGACGGCTAACCCTATTGGCTTAGTCATTACTGCTGTTGGGGCGTTGATAGCCGGGTTAATAGCAGCGTACAAAAATTGTGAGGGCTTTAGAAAAATCGTTGATAAGGTCTGGGAGGGCATTAAGCCGTTGGCAAATGCCATTATGAATGGTTTAGCAAAGGCTTTCGAGTGGCTGGTAGAAAAGTGTAAGGAGGCATGGGAATGGCTTAAAAACATATTGGGCTTAGGCGGCAAGAAAGTGGAGGTAACTGTAGATGTGTCGCGTCCTAAGACCAAAGCCCCTAAGATGGATTTAAGTGGTGGCAAGAAGGACACGGGCAGGTACAAATATACGCCTACCGCCGCGAGCGGCAAGGGTACAGAAAAAGCAGAACCAGTATACAATGCCGCAGCGGACAACTTAAAAGAATATAACGAAAATATACAGGCACTTAATAAGGAGTTGCAAACTGCATCACTTGAAAGAGCCGCTGAAATAAACAAGGAAATAGAACTATGGCAACAAAAAGTTGATGCGATAGAAAATGCCGGAAAAGCGGTTGAAGATACGACCGAGGATGTAAATAATTTAGCCGGTGCGTATGATAAAAACGCAACGACATTAAAAGGATTTGAGGCGAATATACAAGCACTAAACGAGGAACTACAAACCGCCTCACAGGAAAGGGCTGCTGAAATAAACAAGGAAATAAAGCTGTGGGAACAATACGCCAGTAAGATAAAGGAGGCAGGAAAACCGACAGAAGTAAACGAAAGCGCGAACACGCTACAGGAGATAGGCGATAATATCCAGATACTTAACGACCAACTACAGACAGCCACTATAGACGAAGCCGCACTGATTAACCGGCAAATAGAGGCATGGAACGAAAAAGCCGATGCGATTAGGAACGCTGGAAAAGAAACTGAAAAAGTCGCTATTAGCACTGAAAAGGCCCTACAGCAAGGCTGGGGAGGCATTAAAAATATCGGCAGTAGCATAGAGGGAATAACAGATGCGCTGAAAGGCAACGACAACGCATGGCAGTTGGTAACAGGTATTGTGGATGGCTTCATAGGTTTATACGAGGGCATACAGACTGTTGTAGGAATAATTAACCTACTAACAGGTGCAAGTGCTGCACACGCCGCCACGAAAGGTGTAGAGGCTACAGCAGAAACTACGGAAGCCACAGTCCGTGCCACATCCGCCACAACTAATGCCGCAGCTTCAGCGGCTATAATTACTGCGAATAAATTAGAGGCCGCGAGCTGGAAAGAATTAGCGGCAGCAAAATATATGGCCGCTCACGCTTCTATACCGTTTGCAGGCTTCGGCATAGGTGCTGGCTTTGTTGCATCCATGCTGGCCGTGGTTGCTGCGGCTGGTGTTCCTATGTTGGCCGAGGGTGGTATAGCGTCCGGCCCTACGTTGGCGATGGTTGGCGAGTATGCAGGGGCGAGCGGAAACCCGGAAGTGATTGCGCCGCTGGATAAGTTGCGCGGTATGCTGAAAGAACCGGCGGCGGTTGATTTTGGCAGGGTTGAGTTTGAGATTAAGGGCCGCACACTGGTAGGTATTCTGAACAAGGAAAACGAAATTATTAAGCGTAACTGACATGAAGCATTTACGATATATGGGTGAATTTGTCAGCGTGGCCGGGGTTGTTTGGCGCGTTGAAATTTTGCAGGAAGCAGACGCAGATTTTGAAGTTATAGGCAGTCTGGCTTTTCCTGCTGACGAGCCACTGGTTATAGAATGGGGCAACAAGAGCAAAGAGGAAGTAATATGTAGCAGTGTAGCCACGCTTAAAATAATCAGTCCGGGCGACCGAACCTATGAAGATTTGTACAGCATAGAAGTGGGGCGCGTAAGGCTGGACGTGTACCGTAACAATGCGCTATACTGGAGTGGCTGCATAGACACCGAATTTTACGAAGAACCATACGAAATGCTAAATGGCTATGAAGTCAGTTTGACTTTTAGCGACTTTGGCGTGTTGGATAGGCTAAAGTATGATTTGGCCGATATGCGAACACTTTATGAGATTGTTAATTACTGTGCCGGACGCTGTGGTATAAACTGTGGTGGCATAGACGATAGTCTTATTAGTACGCAGCTAACAGCGTCCAGCGGTGCATTAAGCCTAAAATCTTTGCAGGTGCGCAGTGATAATTTTTATGATGAGGACGGCGAAGCCTCAACATTGGCAGAAGTTATCGAGGGCATTTTACAGCCATTGGCACTACGGATGATACAACGGTGCGGAAAGATATACATCTATGACCTTAACGGTCTATATGTTAAAGCGAACGTAAAACAAATAATCTGGGATGGTGACAGTCAGACTATGGGAGTAGATAAGGTTTACAACAATGCAAAGATAACGTGGAGCACATACGCGCAAAGTGGAAACCTTTTGCCCGACAAATGTTGGCCGGAAAGCATAGAAACCGATGCGTCACTAATGGCACTTAATACTCTGGGTGGTGAAAATAAAGACGGTGCAACCTATTTTTCGTACCATTACAGCACAGTATTAGATGACTGGATAGACGCTACGGACTGCGGTTTTACCATTTGGACTGCTACCGAGGGGAATAACGCAGAGTTAGGCGAAAATGTACGCTTTTTCAAAATCGTGCCGCAGTATGACGGAACAGAAAGTGAGGGTATTGCTATTTATTGGAAGTCTGTACAAGGTATAAAGCGGAGCTGGGGCAGTGGCTGGAGTGCTTTTTATGGTAGCCGGGGCCATGGTAGCAGTAACATTCCCGGTACGTCTATTGACACCATAGGCCCGGCCTTATTCAAATCAAGCAAAGTATGGTTACCACCGGTAGCTGCGTCTAAAGAACTAATAGTGCGTATCGCCATAGATTTGCTGTTAGACCCGCGGTTTAACCCGTTTGAAACCGCAGCAAATCTGATGAAAGGTGTCGAGCAAAAAGACTGGTACGACCTGTTTAATACCTATGGGAATTTTATATACGTGCCTGTTACGATTAAGTTTCAGCCGGATGGAAGTGATACGATATATGTATGGACAAACAGAAGCATAGTAAAACGGAGTATAAGCAGCCCTGTAACAACACTTAATGGAACGTATGGCAGCTGGGTAACATATACAAACGATAATAGCCCTAATGATTGGGGGTATCTGTGCTATTACGATGCAAAAGACCACGTAGATACCAGCGGCGTATTAGGATGGAAAAAGAACAGACCGGCTATAAATCCGCATAAAAGCCAGCTAATATCCGTGCTGGAAAATGCCGAAGCCGGGCAGTACATACCATATCCAAACTACGGAGGGCGCGGCGGCAAGTTATGGGTAGAAGTGCGCGGCCCCGGTTGGTATATAGTGAACGAGGGTACGGAACTGGAACGTAGCGAGAATGGCCCAAAGGGATTATGGAACAAGGTAAGCTGGGTTTTGATGAAAATCCCAGAAATAGAGATTATGAATAACACGCAGTTTGACCAAACTATAAGTACCGATGATGTAGAATATAATGCGGAAATAAATAGTGCGGCTAAGGAGGCTATAGAGATAGACACTATTTGCGGTACGAGTGCGGAGGGTGTGCCGACTGCAAGAGGTGCGTATTTTGATGTTTCTACCGGGAAGCAGATTAAAGAGCTGACACGAGCCGGGCGGACTACGCAGGTAGAAGATTTGTTAATAGGCACGTTATATAGTCAGTTTGGGCAACGCCGCACGACATTAAGCGGCGAAGCACAGATAACGCACGACCCTATAGCAACATACAAAGAAGATAATCAAGGTGACAAAAAGTTTATACTTGTGGAAGATGTGCAGGATGTGATTAAGGACACCAGCGACACTACATTTATAGAACTAAGACCAGATGAATATACCCGTAATGATTAGAGGCTATGGCAGTATATGAATATAAACTAAGGACGTACAAGCGCGGCGCACGTCCGCGCAGTGAACGGTTGCGAGAATTAGGAGGCGAAAGCAGCGGTGGAGGCAGCACCGTGGTAAGTGTTGGCGGCAGTGGCAATGTTATAAGCGCGACAGACCACACACACGCAAATAAAAATGACTTAGACCAGATTACAACTGATGCAAATGGCTATCTGTATTTGACGCAGAACAAAGAGACGCAAGACGATGAGGGTAACGACATTATCGAGCGGACAACCGAGAAAGTAAAAGCCGGTTTTGCGGACATGGCCTATGACTTAACCGAGGACAGCCCGGTTAGGGAGCAGTTTTTATCCCGTCTGGCAGATGACGTGGCAAAAGGTAATTTGACCTTTGAAAAAATGCTTACCGTGCTGGGGTTGTCCGTTTTCAAAGGCGGTGCGCAGTTTGGCGAGTTCATTAAATCCCTGTACGCAGGAAAGGGCGCAGGCATAGACGAATTAGGGAACGCCGAATTTGAAAGCGTCCGGGTGCGCAGCTACTTTGAGTGCATGGAGCTGATAATAAATCGCCTATCAGCCATAGAGGGCGACCAGATACTGACGGAAGCCGATACCATAGAGAGCGTGGACGATTTGGGCGATAATTGCTACGGCCTGCATCTGCGCAGTAAATGGGAGGGCTATTTTACGGCGCAGTACCCTAATAATGTGCTAAAAGGTATCATTAACACGCTGGCTACCGGCAGTGGCGTATATTACACCAGTTGGATGCGTGTAAACAGTGTGAACACTGCTAACAACTATATCGAGGTGACATTATACCCGGATAGCGAAGTACCGGCAGGAACGAATTACCCACCATGCGAAATGATGAAGATAGCCCGGTGGGGAAACCAGACCGACACGAAACGGCAGAGCTGCATATACCTATCCAGTACCGAGGGGCGCATAGTGCGGCTTACTGGGGTAACAAAGCCTATCATAGACGCAACGAATTACGGCGCAACTTTCGGCACTTTGCCAGAGTTTCTTTTAACTATGGATTTGCCTATTATAGAGGGGCAGGACTATGTATATGCGCGTGGGCTGATAGTGCAGGACATTATACGCATAGACTATCAAGGCCAGCCGGTATGTGAGATTGTAGACCGTGGGCAGTGGAGTGCGGATGCGGACTACTACTGCAAGGCGTTGAACCCTACCACCGGGCAGTACGAGATTTCGGACGTGTGGTATATGGGGTGCAAGTACCGATGCGCCAAGACCGGCACAAAGACGGCCCCGGCATGGAATAATACCGACTGGGCGATGATAGAGGGCAACCCGGAGTTTACCGTAGAGTTTGCCGATACGGACTACATATTTGACCCCGATAGGTTTGCGCTGACACTTACTATCATAGCCAAGTTGTACAACATAGATATAACAGATGACATACTGGACGCAGATGTGCAGTGGACGCGCTACAGCGAGGATGCAAACGGAAACGAGCGTGTGGCGTCCGATACGGCATGGGCGTTAAAGCGAGCCAACGAGGGCAAGTCTATAGACCTGACGGTAGCGGACTGCGATTTTAACGGGTATATCCCTAAAACATTGAAATTCATAGCGACAGTTACGCTGCGTGATGGTATGGGTAATGAAGCTGGTACCCAAAGTGCAGTTTTCGAGTATTAGTAGAGAGGTATGCGATATGAAAAAGATTATAGACTATTTCGGAGCAGACGGTTTGCTGCGCATTATCTGCTGCATGGTGATTATGCAGCTGTTAAGCAACTTTTTGCCTTTATGGGCGGCGGTCTTAATTACTGCTGCTATAGGTTTGGGCAAAGAATATATCTGGGATAAGCAACTGAAAAAAGGTACGTTTGACAAACGCGACCTGCTGGCAGATTGCGTAGGTATTATTTTAGGACTTATTTAACTGCGGATGGCATGAAAACAAGAAGATTTGATTTTAACTGGAAGCCGCTACAGCTACAAATATCGTTTGCAGTCGTAGGCAGCGTGCCGGACAAGCAGAACTATAGCACAGATACGCAGGAATATACGCCGGACTATACACTGACACCGCTAATTATCCAGCCGGTTGTATCTATACTGGATAAAGACGAAGTGTTAGCGGCAGGACGCATTAACCATGCACTGACAAACATACGCTGGTATGAGAACATAGACGGCACGCAAAAGCTGATAGACGCGAATAATGCCAGTTATGAGATAACCACCAGTGGGGGCGATGCAGGGCGTATCAGAGTAAAGAAGAACGCCGAGCCGAAAGTACCTATTACGCTGGTGTTCTATGCCGAGTATGTGGACAATCGGAATGGGCAAGTATTGATTATACAAGGCAGCTACTTAATCAGCTGTAGCAGTGCATCCGACCAAATAAGGGTGGAACTGGACGCGGCAGACCAGACCGTGTTTAATCCTTTGACGGACGGACGGACGCAGACCGTGACGGCTACCGTTTGGCTGGGCGACCAAGTATGCCCCAGTAGCAAATACGCGCTGGTGTGGGAAGTGCAGGGCGAGGATGGTAGCTGGCATGAAGCCGAAACAGACACGGTGATGGACTATGACATTACCGTTAATGATGACAACACGGTGACGGTAGATAAACGTCTGATGGGTGCTGAAATGTATTTGCGGTGTAGGGTTAAGTACAGCGCAGATGGTGCCCCCGGCAGCGTAGCTTTGACCGATGCAAGCCCACAGGCAGTTATCAGTTTCGTTAGACGCATTCCTAAATTTGAGTTTGATATGACGGGCGTACCCTACAACATACCGGCAGGCATACTAAGCATAGCACCCACAGCCATTATCCGCACTACCAACGGAGAGATAGAGGATGCGGAAAAAGAGCTACTGCCGCTGTGGTATATTGCTACGAACAAGGCAAGCGGTAGCCTAAGTTATTCGCTGGTAGCACATGGCATAAGCCCGATAATCCCCACAGCCAAAATGGATGAAAACTATGGGGCTGTTATCGGTCTGGACGTTAAAGACCGGGGATATGTCGGCGCGTTTATAGACAATGCCGACGGCGCGGTGATATGTGACGCTGACGGCGTAGTAATGGTTATTCACTAAAAGTTTGATTATATGGCACGCTACATTAAAGTAAATCCAAAGGTGGCAAGACACCTAAGATTAGAGAATGACCGCAACCAAGTTGCGGATGGTAACTATCTGCTGTGGCAGGCTGATATGCTTGCATTTGGCAGGCTAACCGAAATGCCGAGTATATTAGCGCAAATCGGGGGCCTATCCTTACAGGCACACGAAGCGAGAGAGGAACAGGACGGTACGGTATTAAGAAAATTGCCTATCGCCACTGACCCACGGTTTGCAGAGGATGTGCAGGAACCGGCAGAAGATACCGGCGCGGAGGACGAAACGGATATACCGACACCGGGCGATGAAGCCGAAGATGGCGAAAGTCCAACGGATGAAGAAACCGAAGCTGGAACGCAGGAGACAGACGATGCGGAGAATGAAGCGCAGGAACAACCCGAAACGGAAACCCCTAATACGGACAGCACGGAAGAAGCCAAGACCGAAATGGCCACTAATGAAAAAACGGAGATTTGACAAATGAGCACAGCAAGCACCAGTAGGACTATTAAATTTATCAGCAAGGCCGGAACCTACACGGCTGTTATCATGTCGCCCAGCGGCGACCTGTACCAAGAATATGAGGGCACGACTAATGATGTTACCGCCGTGTACCCGGATTTTGAAACGCTGAAACCAATACTGTATTTTGTCTGCACCAGCAGCCGTGTAGCAGAGGGCGTGGCAGACCCGGACGCGATGGAGTATTATTTCAATGACCAAAAGATTAGTTTCAGCGGCGGTGTATCTACAGGCACTTTCGCAGGCTTTTTCAAGACGGTAGCACCGAGTGGCGACCAGATGTATTACGGCCTGCAAATCCTTAAAAACATTGCGGAGCTGGCAGGTTATGCCCCGGCTGTTATAAAAATGGTTGCTACAGTCAGCTATGGCACCCAGAGCGACCAGATACAGGCCACATACACCATACCGATACAGCAAGCAACTGGCAACAGTTACCATGTCACTATCGCGGCAGGCGACACAAAGAATTTCGTTATAACAGAAAAGGGCGGCAGTTGTATTCTTAAAGCAATGGCTTACCTGAGCGGTAATGCGCTGACAAAGGATTTATCCTATAAATGGGAGAAAATGGGCGCGACTGGATGGGAAGAATTGGGCGGCAAGACCAGCCAGACACTGACCGTTTCGGGCAATGACATTAACACCTACGGCGAATTTCGCGTACACGTCTATAGGTCTGGTGCCGAGATAGGCACTGACATTCAAGGCGTGATGGACGCAAGCGACCCCTACGACATAGACCCACACCCAGACCCGGAAGATGAGGCGATAACCGAAGATACTACAGGCAATGGGGAAGTGACCTATACGCCGGTAGTAGTCAAACGTGGCACATCTACTAAGGCTTTAGATACACAGTTTTATTTCGTGCTGAAAGACGCAGCAGGCGTTTACCTCAATACGGACAGGGATACGCCTAAAGCAAGCCAAACAGTGACACGAGCGCACTGTCAGCAAGCCGGTGGCGATGTGTCGGTAACTATCACAAGCGTAGATTAGGTTATGGGCACAACTAAAACACAGGTAGTTAAGTACATTCGCAAAGGGGATAAAGGAGACCCCGGCGCGAATGCGCTTGACATTGCTGTTAATCCGTCAGTAATTTTGCATAAGAAAACAGCAGCAAGCGGCGCGGTATACATCATTGCCGTCTCTGTGACGGATGGGAACGAAAAAATACCATACAAGGATGGTAGCACGGATGGCTTTCTGTGCACAAAATTTCTTGAGACTTTGCCGGACGGTGTAAAATGGAATTGGACGGCCAGCGGATATTATTTTTATCATTTTTTAGTTTTTGGCGCGGATACGAGTGCAAACATCCAGCTTTCATTTACCATAACATATAAAGGCATAAACCATACACGCACTGTTGTTATTAAAACGGTAGAGGACGGTAGTAAAGGGGATAAGGGAGAGCAAGGCGCAGTGCTTCGCGGGCCGCAAGCGTGGGCAGATTGTTCTGTGGGCTATGTTTTCCAAGCAGGCGAAGAAGATGAGAGCTGGAAAGATGTTGTACTTTATGCTAATAATTCTTGGATATCTGTCATCGTCCAATCTATTTAGTCGTTAAACAATCAGCCCTGCGCACTGGCTGTT